TCAGCTGTTGCCCAGCAGCTTTATAAACTCTGCATCTACTGCGCGTGCAGTGTTCTCTGCATCGCCGTTCAAAGCGTGGGCATACACTCCCAGCGTGTCCATGCTCTTACTGTGGCCCACAAGCGCCTTAACATCCCCGGCGGGCAAGTTCTTCACGATGGACACGAACGTGTGCCGCAGCGAGTACAGGGACACCGGCGGAAGATCGTTCGCTTTACAGTACACTTGCCAGCGCTTATAAAAATAGCCCTCGCTGCCGATATCGAACACGCTTTCCCCTGTCCCGGTCACTTCCCGCTGCTGCTCCAGCACCGACCGCGCAAAGCCTGACAGGGCAAAGGCACGCAGCGCATTCTCGTTCTTGCCTTGCGTTTCCTCGCCCAGTACATTCACGGCACGTCTGATCGTGACCGTATCGCCTTGCACATCTGCCCAGCGCAAGCCCAGCAGTTCCCCCGGACGCAGGCCCGTAAGAACTTCAAAGCGGTATGCACAGATAAAATCATCCCGGCGGCGCTTGCCCCTGTAAAGGGTTGTATCCACGCTGAACAGCGTTTTAAGTGCATCCGGCTGTAATATCGTCTTGCCCTTCAAACGCGCCCCGGCGGGGACGTGCAGTCCCTCAGGGTGGAAAGTGGTTAGTTTCCGCGCCCGGCAGTATTTGCAGAATGCCCTCATATCAGCGCAGAGGGATTGCAGCGTCTTTTTGCTCAGACCGTCCGCAAATGCCTTGTTGACCACGTTTTGCAAGTCCTGTTCCGTCAAGCTGGTGATTTTCTTCCTGCCGATCGCGGGGAGTATGCGGGTGCGCCAGCGGCTTTCTACGTTCCTACAATTTCCGGTGCCGGTTGTCTGTTCCAGCGTGGCATACCATTCCGCATAGAGCTTCTCTATCCGTTCTCCACTGGGGTTGACACCCGTTTCCAACCACGCATCCGCTTTTGCCTTTACTTCGGCCTGCCCTTTGCGGCCCGGCAAGCTGGAATAGAAGAACTTGCGTTCTCCGTCTTTCTGGGCGGTGGTGTACCAGCGTCCCCGCTTGGGTTCCCACTTGACCGCGCTTGTGCACTTGCTCATCTGGTGCACCTTCCTTCTTTTGTGCATTTTGTCCCCGGCGGCGCTCTGATCGCGGGGTGCTGCATCGCATAGAATCGGCAAAATGCCGAAATTTAACGCTCACAGTTTCCGCTGTGGGCGCTTTTCTTTTTATTTGGGAGCTTTTTCATCACCGGTGCCAGCGCTCTGGGTGCTGTCCCCGGCGGGGTCTTTTTTGTACTTCGGTATCTGGGTGAGTTCTTTTACTCTTTCAACGGCCACTTTTTGGCCCTCTTTGTTAAGTTCAGAAAATGCCTCGTTTAATCGATCTTGAATCGTCATCTGAACAACTCGCCCGGAAAAGTAAAGCCTTGTTTCCGTTGTGTCGTCTGCATTGCGGGCTAAACGCTCTATTTCAGGGTTAACAACATCTGTAAAAGCCCTTCCAAGAAGATCTCTAGGCTCAACGTTCAACGCATCTGCAAAACGAATAATCGTTTCATACTTAGGGTTTACAACGCCGCGCTCATACTGGCCGACAAGAGATCCGGAAATTCCCATTTTCTCGCCCAGCTCGTTCAAAGTAAGCCCCTGTATTTTTCGCTGTTTGCGAATAGCTTCGCCAATTCTCACTTTTTTGGCCGTATCCATACAATCACCCTAGTTTATTATAACGTTCTATCTCCAAAAATGCAATGAAAATATTTCTTTTTGCTGTTGACAGAATGATTTCATTGCTATATGCTTATTCGCGCAATGAAATCATTGCATTTTTGAGTTTGGAGGTGAAATAATGTCAAAATCTATCGTTGTTGACCGCATAAAGGTGATTGCAGAGATGGCCCGGCAGAATGTCACTTGTGAAGAAGTGGCACAGAAGGCCGGTGTAGGCCGCTCTGCTATCCAGAAAATGCGCAAGGGTCAACCAGTCTGGCGCACCACCGCCGGACACGTTGCCGCCGCTCTGGGTGTGAAAGTTGAAGAACTGAAGGAGAACTAAACGATGTACAGACCATTCAAAAAACTGCGCTTGCGCATGATCGAGATGGACTATAACCAGAAAGACCTTGCAAAGGCTGCAGGCATTGTACCCAGCACATTCAGCTTGCGTATCCGGGGAAAGCAGCCCTTCGACAGCGCCCAGATCGCCGCAATTGCCCGTGTGCTGAACATCCCAACAAGTGAGATCGGCGCGTATTTCTTTGAAGAACCGGCCAGAACGAGGAAAGCAGGGTGATAGTTTGAACGAATCTGAAAAGATCATCCCCGGCGGGTATACGGACTTTCTGAACTATCTGGACACTGTTACCACGGAAGAAGCACTCTTTTCTCCGCTGACGTACTGGTTTGCAAATCAGAACACTGCTGATGATACGCGAGATCGTTTTGACGTGGTAGCAGACCGCGCAAAGGAACTCAAACTCTGGAACGGCCTTGATTTGAAGTTGGAACGCTGGGCGCGAACCAACAAAGAAGAACTTGCCCGTATTGGAAAAGACGTTTTCGGTGCTCGGATCGGTGCCGATTATGCAGCCTATCGGAATGGTAAGCCGCAGCAGAGCAAGACCCGCAAATTGCAGTCCTATACGGCAAAGCAGCTTTCTGAAATGAAAATCAAGCCAACACAATACATTGTCGAGGGCGTTCTTCCCATGGGCATGGGGCTTCTGGTGGCAAAACCGAAGATTGGCAAGTCGTGGATGGTTTTAGATTTGTGCTTGTCCGTGGCCTCTGGCGTGCCCTTTCTGGGCTTTCAGACCAACCAGCACGGCACGCTATACCTTGCCCTTGAAGATGGCCCCAGCCGTATGCAGGCCCGTATCTTGAAGGTTTTGGACGGTCAGCCCGTGCCAGACGCTGCACGTATTTTGTTTCAATCGCCGCGCATGGATGAAGGGTTGTTGGATTCTCTGGGCGCGCTGCTGGACGATAACCCAGATATTCACCTTGTTTGCATCGACACGTTGTCAAAGATCCGACCGAAAGCAAAAGCCTATGAAAACGCCTATGATGCAGATTATGAATTTGTGGGAAGGTTGAAGGACTTTGCCGACAGCCGCGGTATCTGCGTGCTGCTGGTTCATCATACCAGCAAACGCAAAACGGATGATTCCTTTGAAAACATCAACGGCAGCACCGGCATTCTGGGCGCTTCTGACTTCACGATCGTTCTTGACAAAAAGAACCGGATGGATGATGAAGCATCCTTTATCCTGACCGGCCGCGACATTGAGCAGCAGGAGCGAATTTTAACCTTTGACAAAAGCCGCTGCCGCTGGATCATGCAAGGAACAGCCGCAGAGATTACAGAACAACGCCGTATTGCGGACTATGAAGCAAACCCCATTGTCAAAACCCTTCGGGAGCTGCTTTTGCAGGGAGATGGGACATGGACAGGCCACGCGCAAAAACTTATGGAGTTGGGACAGCATTACACGCACACCGAACTTGCGCCCAGTTCTCAGGCGCTGGCAAAGGCCCTTGTAGAACTTGAACCGCTGTTGTGGGAGCGGGACGCTATTAAACATTGGCTCAAGCCTAACCCTGGCGGGGGCAAAAAACACGCTTTCAAGATGTATCGCACAGACAATACAATCCCGAACCCGAATGCAGTTCAATTGGAATGCCTTTAACTCTAAAAAATCGGGATTTTCGGGAATTTCGGGATATTTAGCCCCTAACAATCCCGAAAATCCCGATTTTCCCGAAAATTCACAGTATATGCAGAAAGTGAGAAAGCCTATGAAGCACACCTATTTCACCACTTGCCCCTATTGCGGCGCACACCTTGACCCCGGCGAAAGGTGCGACTGCCCGCGTGCATCCCCCGGCGGGTATCAGTACGGAAATCGTACCAGTACGGAATCCGGACAGGTACGGAAACCAGATGGGTGCAAAAAGTGCACCGGTGCAGATTGTGCACCTGAACCTGCCCGGCCTGCCGGAGATCGTGTTTAGCCGCAGCAAGCAGCAGCCTGACCCCGGCCAGATTGAACCGGGTTCAAAATGACCCCCGGCAAATTGCCGGGGATACCAGTTGCATTTTACAACCGGTTGCATTTTGCAACTGCTGCTCAACAACAAAAAGAAAGCCGCTCACACTGTTGGCGCAGCGTGGGCGGCAGATGGGCGGTAAAGTTTAGCAGACAATACCGCCCCCATTATATCAAAAATGGAGGATTTTACAATGCTTGGTTATACTGCATATCAATTATCTATCGTGGGCCCGTTCGCTCTGGTCTGTTTCTTTGGTGCCGCTGTGATGTGGTTCAGCGGCATCCGTTGAGGGGGTGCGGGCAATATGAACGAGAACCAGACCACCCCCGAACAGATGCAGCCGGATTTCTGCATGACCGTAAAAGACAACAGTATGAAGCCTGACGGTATCCACAAGGGCGATAAAGTAGCCTTTGTGTGCTGTGACCACGTGGAGAATGGACAGATTGCCGCTGTGAGGGCTGGCGATCAGATCTATTTGGCGCATGTGTGGCTTGATAAAAGCGGAGTTCTGCAACTGCTGCCATCAAACGTTGCGTATAGTTCCCACTTCTTCGCTGGTGAAGCGCTGAACGCCGTGCAGATCATCGGCAAGGCCGTGGAAGTCCGGCATATTTTGAACCCGGCGGGGTCTCCTGAAAGCACCCTGCCTCAGAATGACCCGAAGGGGGTACCGGTATGAAAGTAACCCTTTCCTATACCCTCAGTGAGCTGGAACAGGCCCAGAGGGCGCAGACTGTACTGGTGAAGCTGTTTGGACGCTGCCGCGTACATAGCAGCCAGAGCGGCGACCGCTGCATGATCTATTTGACGTTTCGTTTCTGACATGGTATACTGAGCCTGTAAGGCATAGAGTACCGCACAGACTGCGTCTGTTAAGCTAATAAGCACAGGGAAAACGCTATTTCAAGCGGTTCTCTGTGCTTTTTTATTTTGTCTTGTTCAGCTGCGCCGGTGCTCTGGGCACTCTCTGAATGCTGCTTTGCTCTGTGGTTTCGTCCTCCTTCCATGGTCTGCCCGGAAAGCCGCAAAAAACAGTGAAAAAAGGCAAAATAAACGGTGTGTTTGTGGCTGTTTCTATGCCTTACTTTTCAGCCGCAGGCGTGCCGCCTTTGAATGATTTTTGCTCGATAAATCGTTATTTACGCAAGACCTGGCATGGGGTGGGGAGGGACCCCCTCCGGTGCCCTCGGCGCACCCCCTTTTCCGTAAGCGCCGATTTACACACAGGGATTTTTATAAACAAGTAATTATGCACTAAAACTTATGATTGTTGCTGTTGATTTTGACGGAACACTTCAATTTCAGGATGGGAAAGCCAATATTGCATTATTTCATGCGCTTCGGTGCAAACAGCAGCGGGGTGACACCATCATTCTTTGGACTTGCCGCAGTGGTCAGCGGCTGGCTGAAGCTGTGCGTTTCTGCCAGCAACACGGCCTGCGTCCCAACTACATCAACCAAAACACCCCGCAGATTATAAAAATGCTTGGGCATGACCCCCGCAAAGTCTATGCGGACTTGTATATTGACGACAAAGCCCATAGCTAACACCGTCAAAAAGGCAATTGCCTTTTGAAATAAACGTAAACGGCCACGGATAAGGCCGGGAAAGGAACCTATATGGAGCCTGTCACTTCTACATCGCTTGCGGGCGTTTGCATCGTCTGCGGCCCGCCCGGTTCTGGAAAGACTACATTCGTGCAGCAACACATGCGGCCGGGGGATATTGTGCTTGACATGGACACAATAGTGTCTGCCCTGACCGGCAGCAAGTCGGCACATCCCGATTATTCCGGCATCATGGACACGGCTTTGTCTGTAAGAGAAGCGGTTTACAAGTCCATTGAATCAGGCAAAGCCGGGAAACGTGCTTTTGTTATCACCAGTTCTTCGGACAGAAAGCAGGTTGATGCACTTGCCCAGCGTTTGCACGGCTACACGCATTACATGGACGCGCCGGAATCGGAATGCGTTAGAAGAATCCGCAACGACCACACCAGACCAGATAAAGAAAAAGACAGTGCACTGGTCAAGCGCTGGTTTTCGGCCTGCACTCCGGCCGAGAAAGGAGCCACCATGAACGAAACTGTAAATCAGGAACCCGTTACCACTGCAGCCGGAGAGCAGCAGGAGCCGCGCACCTTCACGCAGGCCGAGGTAAACAACATCGTTGCTGACCGCCTGACCCGTGAGCGTGCCAAGTATGCCGATTATGACGATCTGAAAACCAAGGCCCAGCAGTTCGACACCACAAAGGCCGAGCTGGACGCACTGAACGCTGCCAACACCCAGCGCGATATGCGCGCCCGCGTGGCTGCTTCTACTGGCGTCCCTGTGGAGCTGCTGACCGGCGACACGGAAGAAGCCTGCACCGCTCAGGCACAGGCCGCTTTGAAGTTCGCAAAGAAGAATGAATATAGCTATCCTGTTCTTAGGGACGGCGGTGCAATTCCCTATGAACGTATGCCGGGTTTCAAAGATACCAGCGTTGCCGATTCTTTCAGCCGTGATAAAAAGCACGAACCGAGGTCTCACCCCTGTTCCATCTACTAACGATTAAACGAGGTTTTAACATATGTCCGTTGAGCTCACTACCAAATTTGCCCCGCAGACTGATGAGCTTTTCAAAGCAGAAAGCAAAATCAGTTTGTTGACTAACACCGATTTCGATTGGAGCGGTGCCCACAGCGTCAAGCTGTACAAGATCAGCACAACCCCGCTGAACGACTACAGCCGCAACCGCAGCACCGCCCCCGAAGATAGCAGCGAATCCCTGTCTCGCTATGGTCAGCTGCTTGACCTGAATGCCACCACCGAGGAGCTGCTGTTGAAGCATGACCGTTCTTTCATCTTCAACGTTGACCGTCTCGATCAGGACGAAACACAGCAGCAGCTGGAAGCAGGCACCGCGCTGGCCCGCGAACTGCGCGAGGTCGTTGTGCCTGAGGTGGACACCAACGCTTACACCGTCATGACCACCGGCGCAGGCCACAAACCCGCCGCTGCAGCGCTCACCAAGTCCAACATTTACGCCGCAATTCTGGCAGCGTCTCAGGCGCTGGACGATGCAGAGGTACCCGAGACCGAGCGCACGTTGGTGGTCACACCTGCAACTTATGCCATTCTGAAACAGGCCGTTGAGTTCGATCATACCGAGATCGGCGCAGAAATGCGTGCACGCGGCGTTGTTGCCATGCTGGACGGTGCAGCCGTGGTAAAGGTGCCCTCTGCCCGCCTGCCGGAAAAGTTCGGCTTTATGCTGGCGCATCCGTCCGCGACCGTGGCCCCTGTCAAGCTGGAAGATTTCGGCATTCACAATGATACCCCGCTTTCCAGCGGCAGCATCGTGACCGGCCGCATCTGCTATGATGCATTCGTGCTGGACAACAAAAAGATCGGCATTTACTATCAGGCCACCACCTGATTGTGCATTTTGTCCCCGGCGGCGCTCTGATCGTGGGGTACTGCATCGCGAGTTTTCGTCAAAATGCCAAAATTAACGCTCACAGCTGCCCACTGTGGGCGTTTTTTCTTTGGAAGGGAGTGCAGCACGTGACACCCGAACAGAAAAAGGCATGGTTATACCGGTACCAGGACAGTTTGCGCAGGCAGGAGTGGCTTTTGTCACAGCTAGAGGAAGCTCACAGCCGTGCAACATCCATTCAGGCAGCACCCGGCGGGATTCACACCGCGCCCACCGGCATACACTCTGACCGTGTGGCCGACAGCGTGCAGCGTATCGACGAACTGCAGCGGAAGTACATTGCCGAGGTAGAACAGAGCTATCAAATCTACGACGAGATACAGGCCGCAATAGAAGCCCTGCCGGACATCCGGCAGACCATAGCTGTGCACTACCACTATTTGCAGGATATGAAGATTGATTTTATCTGTGTCAAGCTTGATCTATCAAAATCGACCGTTGCAAAGCTGCTGTCAACTGCCCTTGACGCGCTGGAAGTGCCGGACGCTACCGCATCCATGCCCGACGGGGTGTAA